TGAATCATTCAGTGGTTCTATATATGACTCAATACAAATACATACATCGCAATATAAAAGGATACAAGACATGGGTTTTTCAGACCTCAAAAAGAATCGTTCTAAGTCTCTCGAGAAACTATCTTCGCAACTTGACAAGATGGCTTCGAAAACTTACGCAGATCCCCTCGCAGAAAAATACTGGACTCCTACAAAAGACGCAGCAGGCAATGGCTTTGCTGTAATTCGGTTTCTGCCAGCTCCCAATAATGAAGATATGCCATTCGTTCGCGTTTGGGATCACGGATTTCAGGGGCCTGGTGGTTGGTACATCGAAAAGTCTCTGACGACTTTGGACCTTGATGATCCCGCTTCAAAGTATAATTCACAGCTTTGGAATACTGGTATTGATTCAAATAAAGAAATTGTCAGAAAGCAAAAGCGCAGACTGAAGTATCATTCGAATATTCTTGTCATTAAAGACTCTGCAAAGCCTGAGAATGAAGGAAAAGTATTCCTTTATGCATACGGTAAAAAGATCTTTGACAAGTTAAACGATCTCATGAATCCGCAATTTGAAGACGAAACCCCAGTAAATCCATTTGACTTCTGGTTAGGCGCAGACTTCAAACTTAAGATCCGCGTCGTCGAAGGATACCCAAACTATGATAAATCAGAGTTTGATGATCCAAGTGCACTTATGGAAGGTGACGACGACAAGCTAGAAAAAATCTTTAACGAGATTCACTCACTTCAAGAACTCATTGATCCGAAGAACTTCAAAACTTATGCTGACCTCGAAGCTAGGTTGCACAAGGCGCTTGGCATTACGGCAGACGCGAATCTCTCCCGTGGTTCAAACGATAAGGCAGAAGATCTTGTCGAAGAAGAACTGGATATGAGTAAACTAGGTGCTAAGACTTCAGACGCAAAAGTGCAGAAAAGTGCAGATGCAGAAGACTCTAAGAGTGCTTCAGTTGATGAAGACGACGATGACGAAATGGCCTTCTTCCACAAGTTGGCGAAATAATAGATTATCTTTGGCGACACGGACATGTTTCCGTGTCGCCAACAAAATCCCCAGGTAAAAAAAATGAAAAAAGAGCAAGATACCGCAGTTGAGTTTGATTTCGGATTCTCATTTGTTGACGAATCTGAAGATACAGATCCAAAGCATCTTCATGATACTCGAGTGCAACTAATGCTCGAGACGATTACCTTGTTCTTAGATAATCTCGCTAAGAATCCGGAGAAAACTACAATTCACTGGCCAGATAGAGCAGATAAAATTAACCAGTTTAAACTAAGATTAGAACAGATAGCAAAAGGAAACGATGAATGAGTACACTCCTAGAGAAAATGTTGAGCAGCGGATCGGCTAAGAACACAGCAGTTTTATCTGCATCATCGTTTTTTAACGTTAAAGATACAATACCTACTGATCTTCCTATTCTGAACGTAGCATTTAGCGGGTCTGTTGATGGTGGGCTCCTACCAGGACTAACTGTCATAGCAGGGGTTTCCAAGACTTTCAAGAGTATGCTGTCACTATACTCTATGAAGGCTTATCTGGATAAGTATCCAGACGCTATCGCGCTATTTTACGATTCCGAATTTGGTATTACTCCAGAATACATCGCAGGATTTCAGATTGACATTGATCGTGTAGTGCACATTCCTATTACTGACGTCGAAGAACTCAAATTTGATATAGTTCAGAAGCTCAAAGAAATTGGCAAAAAAGACAAAGTCTTCATTCTTATTGACTCACTAGGAAACTTGGCTTCCAAGAAGGAAATGGACGATGCCGAAGAAGAGAAATCTGTTGGAGATATGTCTCGTGCTAAGGCAATTAAATCTCTATTTCGGATTATTACCCCATCGCTCACTACGAAGAACATTCCTTGCATTGTAGTAAACCACGTCTATATGACTATGGAAAAATATGCACGTGCTATCGTGAGTGGAGGACAGGGCGTAATCTACAGCGCAAATACTATATTTGTTATCACGAAAGCACAAGAAAAAGAAGGCACTGAAGTTGTAGGTTGGAATTTTACCATCAACATCGAAAAGTCCAGATACGTGAAAGAAAAATCCAAACTAACTTTCAAAGTTCTTTACGACGGATTTATTCAGAAGTATTCGTCACTATTTGATCTTGCACTCGAGGCAGGATTTCTTGTAAAGCCAAAAGTAGGATGGTACAATAAAGTCAACCAAGAAACTGGTGAATTGTCCGAGCAGTCTTACAGAAAGGGTGATCTAGAAAATAATGCTGAATATTTCGATGAACTTATGAAAAACGAAACTTTTAAAGAGTTCGTAGAGAATAAGTTCAAATTAGGAAGCCTCAATACTGAAAATCCGGTTGACTCAGAAGAGTAATTGTTTTAAGATGAGTCGTCCGTTTCTTTAATACTGAGGTGTGAATGTTAGAACAAACAATACTTTCCAATCTACTCTACAATGACGAATTTTGTAGAAAGGTTCTACCATACATAAAAGATGAGTACTTCGACGACGTTTCTTCCAAGAAGATTTTTGCTACCTTCTATGATTATGTTGAACAGTATAAAGAGCCTCCTTCGATCGAAGCACTTAAAATCTCACTAGATAACAGACGCGACCTAAACGAAGATCTTTTCAAGGTCGCGTCTGACATGATCGACAGTTTCAAGATAGATAAAGATACCAACCAAGAATGGTTACTTGACGAAACTGAAAAATTCTGTCAGGATAAAGACCTCTATAACTCTATTCGCCGCGCAATTCTTATTCTTGACGGAAACGAAAAAGAATTAGACAAAGGCGCCATCCCAAAACTTCTATCTGATTCGTTAGGTGTGAGTTTTGATACGCACATCGGACATGATTACTTAGAGGATTTTGAGTCTCGGTATGATTTTTACCACAGAAAGGAAGAAAGACTTCCTTTCGACATACAAATTCTAAACATAATTACAAAGGGTGGTCTTCCTAAGAAATCGCTGACTGTTCTAATGTCTTCGACTGGTGTGGGTAAAAGCCTTGTGATGTGTCACATGGGTGCTGCTGCACTTATGTTCGGTAAGAACGTACTATATATTACTGCGGAAATGGCAGAAGAACGTATCGCTGAGCGAATTGACGCAAATCTTCTTGATATTACTATAGATAACCTTCACGAGATGCCGAAAGATGTATTTACAAAAAGAATAGGTAAAATCAAAGATAAAACACCGGGCCATCTAGTAATTAAAGAATATCCTACCGGCACAGCCAATGCCGGACACTTTCGGCACCTACTGAATGAGCTGCGCTTGAAGAAAAACTTCATTCCTGACATTATCTTCATTGACTATCTAAATATCTGTTCGTCATCAAGAATCAAAGGTGCCGCTTCTGCAAATACTTACATTCTGATCAAGTCAATCGCAGAAGAAATCCGTGGACTTGCAATGGAGTTTAATGTTCCTATCGTCTCGGCAACTCAATCTAACAGAGACGGATACGGTAACACAGACGTAGATCTCACAAATACCAGCGAGTGTATCTATTTCGAAGAAAAGGTGGAAAAAAGATCAGGAGAACATGTATCAATAAAGACACTTATTCCTGGCGACCAAATCATAGCAAACGATGACTATAAGACTGTAATGTTTGCTCACCATGAAAAGATAAAACCCTGCTTCAAGATAACGACAAAGAAGGGACATTCGATAATCTGCAGTGAGGAACATAAATTTCCGACCAGTAAAGGCAGAATATCAATTAAAACTGGGCTTGGTGTTGGAGCAAAGCTTTCAACAAAATCCTAGGTGCGAGAAAGTATTGTATAAAAATAGAGGAAATTGTAGAATATGTTAAAACCAGACTTCATTGACGAAGAAGACTTCGTGCATCTCTGCGAGTCTGCATATACAAAGGCTGAGCAGATAAAAATCAATAGGCTTAAGCCAGCCTGTGATATGGATATTTTTGATCTCACCGATCTAATGATTGCGATGGAAATAGAGAAAATTGAAAAGAATCTAATGTCTGATAGCAAAATAGATTATGATGACGAAATAGTATCCGTAGAACCTGTGGGTGATCTTCCGACCGTAGACATTACTGTGACTGGTGATAATCTTTTTTACTGTAATGGAATCTTGACAAAAAATAGCATAGGTTTGCCGCAGACGGTTGACGCAATGTTCGCACTTATCTCATCTGAAGAACTTGAGAGTATGGGTCAACTTATGTTTAAGCAGCTCAAAAACCGCTGGGGAGACTTGAGTCACTATAGACGCTTCGTTGTAGGTATAGACAAGTCAAAAATGAAACTCTACGACTTGGAAGAACACGTGCAGACATCAGTACAGAATGAACCCGTGCAAACTACAAAATCTGCATTCGATAATACAAAATTCGGAAAAGTAGATTTTGGCCGGGGCGACCAGGGTAAAAAGGGTAAACTTAAAGTGGAAGGAATGAAGTGACGCACTGCACCATAAGAAAGAATTCGGTTGGTTCATATGACGTGTATGAACATAAAACAAGATTAAGCATAGAGGTTCGAAAATCAGAAGAAATTGTAAAATCTATGATCAGAAAACTCAATTCTGGTACGGGATTCAACGGCTGGACCCCTCGGTTTTTTGCAGAAAAAAGTGGTTGACTTGGTTCTCCGGACGGTGTAGTTAGTATTTGAACTACTCAACTGAACATAGGTTACAAGATGCAAGAATGGCAGGATATTAAAACCGCCCCCAAAGACGGAACTCTGATACTTGGAGGAGTAAACGAAAATGGGGTTACTTTGTGTAGGACTATGCATTGGCGTACTACCGAGGTATCTAAATACAACCCAGAGGGAGGATACTGGTGCTGTCCAAACCATTGGGGTGCAAAGGTTTTTACACATTGGCAAAAACAAATACCGATAAGCTAGGATATAGAAAATGAAACACAAGTTTATAGTAACGTACAACGTTTACGACTATAACGTGCACGTGTACACATATGATTCCCTACCATACGTACCCAAGGTCGGTGAACAATTTGCGCTAAACGCCGATGATTTCGCGGCAGGATTGGTAGAACTCCGCAGTTG